CTGCTCCGCTTGTAGACGGTGCAGAAACTGAAGTAATGGATGGCGTGGAAACGGAAGGGACCGATGGAGCCGTAACCGATGGCGTGGTTAATTGAGGCTTACTTACGGTTGGGATATTAGGCAAAATAGGAATGGCGTTATAAGCCTTAATAACCGCATTGATTCCATCAATAGCGCCACCGATAAGAGTATTCATTACTTTAATTACTCCACCGATTACGTTAATAACCCCACCAGCAATTTTACCGACTGCTTCAATAGCCCCACCTAAGACCTTGCCTATGACTGGGGCAAGGTAAGTAGTTATGTACCCAGCAAACTCTTTAAAAGTATCTAGGTTATCTCCGATAGCACCTTTAACGCTATTAAAAGCTCTAACTAGGCCATTCCAAACCGGAGTGAATACATTTTGAATAGTATTAGTTACGTATGTTATATACCAACCTAAACCGCTTTTACCGTCTAAGCCTTGGTTAAATGTATTTAAAATAGGTTGGGCTATTTGGTTTATAAATTTCATTAATCTTTCGAGAACTGGCAATAAAGCAAACCCGATAGTTTCTTTAGCTTCGTCAAATGCTATTTGCATCCTGGCGATGCGGCCAGAATAAGTCTCGGCATTTGCGGCAGCTGCGCCACCAAATAAATCGCTTAATTTGCCTTGAACTTGGGTAAAATTCATGGTCTTTAATTCGGCGGCAGAAAGACCAACGCCTAACTTACCTAGAGCGGCAGTGTTACCGTCATAAGCTTTACCTAAGCTATTTGCCACTGCTTCAAGTGGCTTACCTGTAGCCGCTGAAATATCTAGGGCAAGGCTTAATAAATCTTGAGCTTTACCTAAATCGTTTGTGGAAAGGGACAAACGCTGCAACGCTGGCCGAAGCTGGTCGTCCGCTACGCCAGTAGCCAAGGACATTTTAAGAATGGAATCCTCTGTAGCCTTTATCTGGGCTTCTGTAGCCCCTGTAGCATTCTTAAGAGCTAAGGCTAATTGTGTTTGTGCCTTTTCATCTTCTATTGCGGCCTTAACGCCATCGATACCGATTTTAATAGCGTAGGTCGCAGCGGCGGCGGCAGCTGCAGCAAACGCAGCGGCGGCCACCTTGCCAAACTTACCTACTTTATCTCCGAAGCTTTCAACCTCTTTAGAGCCGGTATCAAGATTCTTTTTAAGGTCGTCAATATCTGCAAGGATGGATAGCTTAAGGGTTCTACTACCTGCCATTAGTCATACTCCTTAAGTATCTTATTAAATGCTGTTTCCCACTGCGCAATTATCTGTGGTTGGATTTGGCGCAAGGTTGGGTAAATAAAATAGCCAGAATTACCGCGTCCGCGGTTTGGCGTGCGGGTTGGGAACTGCTTAAATTTATTTGAACCAAATTCGAATCCGGCCCATAGGTCGCGGGTTGAGCCGCCACCTGAAAACTTTTGGCTAGCGAATCCGTAAGACAATTCACCGATTTTAGAAGTCTTGGATACTTTAACGCCGCTGGCGATTCTTTGAACCGCTGCAGGGTTTACCGTGCGTGTAGCGGCGGCGTCTTTAATCTTGGCAGCTGCGAACTCTGCTAGCGCATTCGATTCGCGCTTAGCAGCGTCCGTAGCTTCTTCCGACATGGCTTTAAAGGCTGAAGTAACGGCGCGTAATTGCTTACGGTCATACTGGATGGTTTCCGTCGCCATTTCTCTCCTTTAATATCTCTAACGCGGTTACTATGTCTTCTGCGGTTTCAAACTCGCTTCTAGGTAAACCTGTAGCTATTGCAAGATTCCAGAGAATCCAGTTTATGCTTCCGCGTTCGTAGCTTTTGGGTCCTCGTCACCTGCTCGTACATCTGCAACGGTCTCGCTCCAGATTTCATATGACTTTACAGGTTTGCCCGCGTTTTCACGCTTATAAGCATGGTAGGCGAGAAAAAGTAAGTCCCAAATCCCGATAGCGTCTTTCGCTTGAGAAATAGTCTTACCCTTCTCGCGTTCCCACTTGGCCCACTCTGGCGGTTGCGCTACGTAAGTAGCTACATCCCCGGAGTTATATTCGATTGTGATAGGTAGTTTCATTTTTGCTCCCGTTCCTATTTTTAGCTAAATGTTTCGGTTGGTGTTCCTACGACTGTAAGGCTCCATGAATCGGTCTGCGCTGAAGGTGCTGCGCCCCCGACTGAAGGAAATACAGGTAGAACATTACAGGTAAACACTGCGCCAGATACTGCAGTTAATGAAACTGCTAGCGTGGTGTTTGGTGCTGTTTCTGCGGCTGTCCACATGGCTTCGAAAAGTGAAGAAGCTGCGCCCCAGTCTGCTAGCAAGTCAATAGCTAGAGTCCATTGGTCGTCTGTGTGCTTGTAAGCCTTGCCATCGAGTGTCTGATAAACGTCGATAGTTGGGCTATTTGAAAGGGTAACGCTTGTCGTCTGCGCATCGTACGCGGTTGTCGCGATGGTTAGAGTGAGGTCGCGCCCCGTAATTACGGTTGTTGGCATGATTTCTCCTTATGCTGTCTGCGTGTAGCGGGTGCTAACGCGTATATCTGCGACTAGCAAATTACTAGCGCCTACCTGTGTAACGGTTGGTCTTTCGACCGTTGAAACCTCATATCCGGCAGGAATAAGGTTTACAACACTTGTTATTAGCTGCTCTAGGTTATCTAGGCTTGCTGGATTACTGTTATATGCAACTGCGCAAGTAATCGTGTAATTGAGTTTGGTTCTAAAAGTTGATTTCCCGATAGTTTCAAATTCCATATAAGGCGAATCCGGAACCAGCATTACCGCAGGTGTTGGAACCTGCTCTGGTACGTATGAAAAGACGTTAGCCGTAACCCCTGCTAAAGCTGTAGCTAGAGGCTGGCGGACGGCGCTTAAAATTGTGCTTGGCATTATTGAGCTAACACTTCGGTATCGATATAAGGCCCTAGAAGACCAGAGACACGATTAAAGAGACTGCGACCCATTCGGTAAGGTGTTGGAGCAAAATCTACGCCTTCAATCTGGCCACCTGGGGCAGTGCGTGACTGGAATACTTCTACTGAAACTACAAGGATGGCAGACTCTACAGCTGAAACGCCTACGTAAGTAGAAGCGCCAGAAAGGGTAGCCGTACCAGCTGGAATAACATTCTTTTCTAAAATGTCTGCGTTTGTAATTGCAGCGGAGAATTCATATTCTGTAACGCCGCTTAAAACTGTGTGAGTGCCGTTGAATGGAGCGCCGCATCCTGTAACTACTACGCTCTGGCCTTCGGTAAATTCATGGATAAGCGTGGTGGTGTAAGTAGCGACGTTATCGAAAAGCTCTACCTTGGCGATAGGTGAGCTAAAAGTATTAAGAAGCGGGAGAATTACCTGCTCGCTAGTGTCTATTACATCCGCTAAATAAGTATCATCATAGAGAGCAGAAGAGACGCCTAGCACTTGGCGCAACTGGGCGACCGTGATAATGGATGGCATCTCTTCTACTTTCTATTAGGGGTGGGGGACGACCGGGAGCAGCCGCCCCCCACGATTAAGGGACTACGCTACGTTTAGCTTACGGAAAGCAGTTGGGTAACGGTTTACCACGCAAACATATGCGTAGAGACCAATTTCAACCTGTCCATTTGCTACGACATTTGCGCGGAGTTCAATCTTTCCGCTCTCATGGAAGCGCATAGCGTTTGATGGGTAGACGAGTGCGTGCTTAGCATTTGCGTCGTCTCCTGTGTAGTTTGCATCGACTACAAGACCAAGGCCAGCGACTGTTCCAGAGGTTGAACCCTGTGTAACGAGACCGTTAGCGTTTGATGGTGCTGCAGCTGCATAAATTGGGCGTCCTGTTGTATCTACTGCAGCAAGAAGACCAGAGAAGTCAATTCCGTCTTCTCCACCTGTGTTTGCAACGAGCAAGCGGTTAGGTGTTGAGCGCATTACTCCGTAAGAGTCTGCGATTCCCTTTGCGATTGCTGCGTAAATTGTTGCAGCTGAAGACTGTGTAGCGTTTTGCGCTGCGATTTGTGCTGCGTACGCATCTGTCTTGATAGCGTAGCTCTCCGCGAGCTCACGTAGATAAAGGTCTAGGAAGCCGGGCTCGCTGCGGTCGAGAAGTTCGACGTCGATAATTCCGGCACCTGCGAACTTAACTACTGTGTCTTCCTGGAAGGTTACGGTAGTGTCTGAAGAAGCAAATTCTGCGCCTTCAGCTGTTACAGCTACTGAAGCTTTTGTACCAAGCTTAGGCGTGAAAATTTTCATGCCTGAAGCTGGGAGCGGAGCTGACTCGATAGAATCAATAAATGGACGTGATGCGTCAATAACTCCAATAATGTCGCGTAGGTAGTTAGGTGGAACCATACCTGTATTTTCTGCGACTGTTGCAACCTGTAGCGCTGCTACAAGGTCGCGAGCATCTGCGTCGCCGCGTGATGCCTGAATTTGTGCCATCGCATATTGACCAGCTGTTACGTCTAGGTTTACGCGTGGTGAAGTGTATGCAACTGGAGCGGTTGGAGCCGCTGCAATTACCTGTGGCTTTGAGGCTTCGACCGCTTCGGTAACGGTTGCCTCTGAAACGGTTTCAGACACTAGGCCTTCTCCTTCGGTTA